TGAACACACTTAATATGATTCGCAAGCAGATCAATAAAGCATCTGCACTTCACGACGCACAAATTCTCATGACATCCTATCGTGGTGTCAAGTATGAGTGCAAGCAAGGAACCGATGATATTCACGGCACCTTCTGCTATCGTGGGCATACTTATAGTAAGTGAATTACTTGTATTAAACATTCAGGAGGGTTTCATCCCTCCTTTTTTTATGCTATAATATGGTGAAACAGCAAAGTATTATGGAGAAAGACCGACTTAAACTCATTGTCAGAAATCTTGAACTACTAGTTGATTCATTGAAGGCAGAAGTATATTCTGATGTGGATGCATATGTGCCTAAAGATGTCCCATCAAGACAATTAGATTATGATGAAGTCTTTGAGGACGATGATGACTGATACCAAGAAAGCAAAAGAACTTGTTAAACTACTAGAGAAATTGATTGAAAAAGATTATCTCTATAGTGAAGAAAGAATTATTGAGATGAAGACGCAACTGCGTGCTATTAAGGAGCAGATTGCTGATATTGAAAAAGAAAACTCTAAAGGATTTGGAAAATGAATGTAAAACTGATTAGTGTCACTCCTGATGCGGAGAAAACTATGGCCTATGTTGCCAGAGTTTCAAATCCAAACAATCAGGAAAATCCTAACTATGCAAAGTTGTTGGGATATTGCATTAAGCACAATCACTGGTCTGTGTTTGAGCAGGCATTTATGACATTGGAGATTGAGACTACCAGAGGACTTGCAGCTCAGATTTTGCGTCATCGTAGTTTCACATATCAAGAATTTTCGCAACGATATGCTGATTCTTCACTTCTTGGTGATACGATTCCTATGTTTGACCTTCGTCGTCAAGACACTAAAAATCGTCAGAACTCCATTGATGATATTGACCCATTTGTGAAGCAAGAGTTTGAAATTAAGATTCGAAAGCATTTTGATGATGCAATGACCCTATATCAATCAATGCTTGATATGGGAATTGCAAAAGAATCTGCTCGTTTTGTGCTTCCATTGGCAACTCCTACTCGTCTTTATATGAGTGGTTCATGTCGTTCTTGGATTCACTATATCCAACTGCGTTCTGCTAATGGTACCCAAAAAGAACATATGGATATTGCAGAGGCATGTAAGAAGATCTTCTCAGAGCAGTTTCCCACAGTTGCAGAAGCACTGGAGTGGGTCTAAATATTTTTATATCATTAGGAGGTGATAATTTTGGCAACATATCCTGTAGTACATAAAGAAACTGGTGAACAAAAAGAAGTGAAAATGAGTGTTCATGAATGGGCACAATGGTTACAAGACAATCCCGATTGGACAAGGGATTGGTCTGATCCTTCTACTGCTCCAATGGCAACGGATGTTGGTGAATGGAGAGATAAACTTGTCGCCAAAAATCCAGGATGGAATGAAGTATTGAATAAGGCATCAAAAGCACCCGGTTCAAAGGTAAGAAAAATCTAGTATGGCAAGAAGAAAGAGAGCATCAGCAAATGATCAGCCAATTGGAGTTGGTTTGACTGCAAAACAGATGAAGAGAAAAAAACCTCTGAGTTCTGAATATCTGGTCGATATTGACCCACTTACAGAAAATCAAAAAAAACTTTATAAGTCCTATGAAGAAGGAAAGCACATTGTTGCCTATGGATGTGCAGGTACAGGTAAGACCTTTATTACCCTCTATAATGCACTTAAAGATGTTCTGAGTGAGAATACACCTTACGAGAGAATTTACCTTGTGAGGTCTCTTGTAGCAACTAGAGAGATTGGTTTCTTGCCAGGATCACATGAAGATAAGGCAGATATTTACCAAATTCCTTATAAGAATATGGTGAAGTATATGTTTCAGATGCCATCTGATGCTGACTTTGAGATGCTTTATGGTAATCTTAAATCACAGGAAACAATTAAGTTTTGGAGCACCTCATTCCTTCGTGGAACAACGCTTGATAATGCAATTGTGATTGTGGATGAATTTCAAAATTTAAATTTCCATGAACTTGATAGTATCATCACTCGTGTGGGTGAAAATACCAAGATTTGTTTTTGTGGAGATGCGATGCAGTCAGATTTACAAAAGTCAAATGAAAAGAATGGTATCGTTGACTTTATGAGTGTCTTGCGTAAAATGCCATCTTTTGATATGATTGAGTTTGAAGTTGACGATATTGTCCGTTCTGGACTTGTCAAAGAATACATTATTGCAAAACGAGAAGCAGGTTTTTAATGTTTAATCATGTTGATATTAGTCTCCCTCAACTTGAGAGGGAGACTATTGATGGAGTTCGTTATTATAAAGTTCCTACTGAAGAGGAACTTCTCCGACTGGTTTCCATTACTTCGGTTACCAGTCATTTTAATAAGGAGATTTTTGTTAAATGGCGTAAGAAAGTTGGTAATGAAGAAGCAGATCGTATCACCAAGGCTGCAACAAGTCGTGGTACTGATATGCACACTCTGACTGAACATTTCCTTAAAAATGAAGAACTTCCAAAGGTTCAACCAATTTCAGACTTTCTATTTAAGATTTCGAAGAATAAACTCAAGAATATAAATAATATTCATGCTTTAGAAGGTTCCCTATATAGTAAACAGTTAGGGATTGCGGGCACCGTTGATTGTATTGCAGAATACGAAGGTGAATTAGCAATAATCGACTTTAAAACTTCAAAGAAACCGAAACCACGAGAGTGGATCGATCACTATTTCGTACAGTGCATGGCATATGGTTGTATGCTATATGAACTGACTGGTATTTCAGTCAAAAAACTTGTAATCATTATGGCTTGTGAAAATGGAGAATGCGTTGTTTATGAAGAACGAGACAAATCAAAGTACATCAAACTTCTTACCGAATACATTAGAAAGTTTGTTAGAGATAAACTGGAACTCTATGGAACCGAATAAAGAACTAGAGCAGGCAATTGCAAATAAATTTCTCACACCTTCCAAATTTGCAATGGAAATTGAGAAGATTGTTGCTGAAGAAAAAATCAATTATATTGATGCCATCGTTCACTATTGCGAAGTGAATGAACTTGAAGTAGAATCGGTGACGAAGTTAGTCTCAAAACCACTTAAAGAAAAACTGAAGTGGGATGCTACGAGACTCAATTTTATGAAAGCAACTTCTAAAACTTCGAGAGCAAAACTGCCTATATGAAAGTATAACTAAATAATAGTGCTTGTCTGTCGTTATTCAAGCAGAATGGGGTCTTTATGACCCCTTTCTTGTATAAATAATTGCAACGACAGTCAAAGCAGAAATGTATTACGTTTATCTCTATTTGAGAGAGGATAGAACTCCTTATTATGTTGGTAAAGGTTCTGGTAAAAGAATAAACCAAAGACATAGATTAAATGGTGGGAAATTTTTACCTCTACCTCCATTAGATAGAAGAGTAATAATAAAATATTTTGATTATGAGGATGAATGTTTTTTATTTGAAGAGTGGTTAATAGAATTTTATGGTAGAAAAATTGATGGTGGAATATTGAATAATCAATGTAAAGGTGGTGGAGGTTATACTAGAGGTAAAAATTTTGATAGAAAAAAATATACTGAAAAAAATAAAGAAAGAATTGCTGCCCGTCAAAAAAGATATAGGGAGAATAATAAAGAAAGATTAAGAGAACAGAAAAAAGAATATTACCAGAAAAGAAAAAAAGAACTTGGTAGTTATTGGTATTCTAATATTAGTAAAGAAGAATACAATGAAAAAACAAGAGAAAGATATTATAGAAGAAAAGCAGAGGGATACAAAAGAAATGACGAAGAATACAAAAAAGAATACAGAAAGAAAAATAGTGAAAAACAGAAAGCATATATGAAAGAGTATTATCAGAAAAATAAAGATAAGTGGAAAAAGAAAATGTAATGTATCCTTTGTCGTCTATTGACAATATTCTTGAAGTATGTCATAATACACAGTAAGATAATTTAACACTTTGAAGGTGACTCCCTATCAAGTTTATTGCGAATACCTTGCCCAAAAATCACATTTCAGTAATGTAAATTACGATTACTTTAAATATAATAAGAAAGTTAGAGCAACTATTACTTCCTTTAACCGTCGTTCCGATAAATATTGGTTCGAAAAAACATCGAGAAAATATAATGATAAGGAAGTAGTAGATTTTCTAGTATCAAACTTTGTAGCAGCAGATTCCCCGAGCAACTTATGGATTGGATCAATTATCAATTCTGGAGAAAGAACCTACCAAGAGTGGATGCGGAGACAACAGAGTTTGACTTACTTATTCAAAGAGCAAAGCAACGAATTGCTCTCGAACAACGAATTAGAAAGTGTATTCAATTGTTCGAAAGGACATCCAATCCTGTTAAAAAAGTATCTTGGTGGAGACGTAAGTCTTGAAACTTTGGTCATCTTTGAGAAAATATTTTCGTTCAAAAATAAGTTTGATAAGAAACTGAATGATCCTGTGTGGGAAACCGTCAGTCTTAAAATACAGAAGTACAAACCCTTTCTAAATATTGATATGTTTAAGTA